TTTCTTTCCGGGCAGACTCTAACTCTTTCTCCTTAGCCTCTAATTGGTCTTTGGCTTTTTGCTTCTCGGCTTCGACCTTGCCCCAAAAGTCATCGAGCTGACGCTGATGGGCATCGGCTACGAGTTTAGATTTAGCGTACGCGGCAGGGTCGTTTTTAAGCGCACGCTTCTGAGCATAGGAGAGGTCTGCTTCCGAGGGGCGTGGCAGGTAGGTCTGTGCGAGGTCTAACTCTGCCGACGCTACGGAGGTCAAGCCCTGGTCAAGTGCGTTGCTAGCCACGATGACCGATGCTGCGGCTCGACTCATTACCAAGTCGTTCTTATCTGCGTACGCATCTACCTTGCCAGCCTTAGTCGTTACCTCGGCAGGGGCTTCGGGGGCTGGTGATCGCCAAAGGAAGCACCCCGAAAGGAGTAGCGTCGAAAGGATTAGTGCGTATCTCATTTTTGCAAGGGAGGGTACATACCGGGAAAACGCTTATTCCATTCTGCTCGCTCCTTAGCAAGTTGCTCGGGCGAGTTTACTTTAAGGTTTACCGTCTGACTGACGCAACCTGACGCAGCCAAGGCGAGAGCGATGACTGCGAGCAGTTTCACTTTTTGAGCGCGTCGAGGGCGGACTTAGCCTTAGCGACTTTCGAGCTGTTGGCATTTTTAAGGCCAGCGACGAAACCGCCAGCGAAGCCGACGAGTATAGATAGGAGGATAGTAATCATAGTAAGAAAGTTATTCGGTTAGGTATGCAACCGAGAGCAGATATTCATTTGTCATTTCGGGGATGCCGATAACGACTGCACCGTTTTCACAGGTGAGGGTCTTGCCGTCCTCTGAGCGAGTCCATACAAGTCCGAGATGGTCAGTGATAGTATTCATCAGAAGTAAGTTGTAACAATGACAACACCGTTTGCACCGTTGCCGCCTGAACCCGAAAGGTAGGTGTTATCAGAAGCACCGCCACCGCCACCGCCACCACCGGGCCAGCCGCCATTTGCTCCGTTACCTGTTGCTTGTGCAGTACGATAAAATCCACCGCCACCACCTGTTCCACCAGCATAAGCAACGTCACCGTTTGTACCGTTTGTTGCAGCAACGCCCGCAGTCGTACCGCCAGAACCGCCAGCAAGAGTTGCACTGTAAGATGCAGGGACAGTACTATTTGTGCGTGAACCACCAGCCCCACCAGCAACTGCCGTAGTCGCCCCAGCACCTGCACCACCACCGCCACCGCCACCTAATGCAAGAAATGACCCAGACGTATTGCCACCACCAGCAACTCCTGTTGTGGTTGAAGAATTACCACCTGCCGCAGCACCACCGCTATTTAGTATATTAAATAATGTACCAACAAAACCACCGCCACCTGTAGCACTTGTGCCACCGTTTCCGTTGAACGCTCGGTAATTTCCAAATGAAGAAACGCCACCACTAGATGCTGTTGTAGCACTTCCAACCGTTGAGCGTCCTGCACTTCCTGCACCGCCTGCACCGACATTTATGGCGACCGTACTACCTAACTCATCAGCAGGAATTATAAAATAAGAAGAAGCACCACCGCCACCGCCAGCACCACCTGCTCTTACAATTGCAGTACTTTGAACAGCACCACCACAACCACCGCCACCACCACCAATTGCTCTCACGTGAACCATCTTAGCACCTGCTGGCTTAGTCCAAGTAAATGACCCGCTAGAGGCAGGGCCTCCAAAGGTTTGAATGTCTACCGTTTGTGCGGCAACCGCAGTCGTTACAAAAGCAGTCGTTGCAATGCTCGTATCATTATCACCAGCCGTAGGAGTCGGCGCGATCGGATTGCCGGTGAACGTAGGGGAAGCCAGCGTCGCGTAAGGAGTAAGGTCAGGAGTAGTCGCTGCCGTGGTCTGCGTGGTACTGTCTGCAAAGATTATGCCAGAACCTGAGCCTAACAGATTAAGACCATCGCCATTTAGAAACGCGCCTTTTTGCCCACTTGTAGTATTGATAGCATACACGCTGGAACTGCTCATGCCGACTACATAGCCTGTCAGTCCGCTAATGCTAACGCCTGCGAATTGAACCGTACTGCTTGTGTTCAGCGTTTGGTCGAAAGGATTGTACGGTGCAGTCAGATAGCCCTGGGATGTTACCCAGCTCTGCGTTGCAAGGTCGAGCGTCGAGAAACTCTTATTCTTCCAAAGGCTCGAGGAGGACTCATAAACTAATAAATCGTTATTAGCCTTGCTCGTGAATAGCACGTCAGCCATCTCGTCCAACTCTGATCCGTTCTGTATGCGTACCTCAATCGTTCCTTGGTTAGCGTGTACGCGTGTGACCGTCCCGATGTAAACGATGTGATTGGGTGCGGTTGGTTTCGTCGTCGTGAAAGTGCCAGCCGTAGTCGGTGAAAGATAAAGCGTCGCACCTTCGGCATAAGCCGTCGTATCCAACTTGCCTAACTCGCCAGCCACAATCGCAGTACCGTTTTGGTTGTTAGAGATAGCCGTCGCAATAACACCGAACGTCCGAGACGATGATGCCTCACTGTTAGCCTGTGCCTTGGTTACGAGTGCCTTGTTTCCGGCAGCCCCGCTAATGTAAACCACCGTCCCAGCGGTCAGCGTTGCACCTGTCTCATTCCGCACCGTCGAGAAAAGCGTGCGTGCCGCATTATCAATCCAAAGCGGGCGAGCCGTAGCATCGTCCCAGGCGATGATTTGTCCGTCGGTCGCAGCGGTCGCAGGTGAGCGCACAAAGTACGCTGTATCCATTGCCACGGTTTGCGTGCCCGAGTTGTAAGTAATCGGAGCAGTCGCAGTCACTACTCCAGCAGGGCCTGTCGCTCCGGTAGCACCAGCAGGGCCAACAGGGGCAACCTCAGCCGTGAAACTTGCGGGCGTGTTCGTGCCGACTGTTACGCTCGCTTCGGGGTCTGCTATCGATGCCGTAAAAGTCCCCTTGCCTTCGATGACGATGGAGAATGAAGCGGACATCGGTTAAGCCTTTGTTACTTCAGGGATAACTGTGAACTCGATAGTCTCGGAATAGAAAACCGTACCGCCAATGCTCACGCGGATGTCCCAGCGGGCTTCGCCTGTATGCCAATCGGCAGTATATAACTCGTCTCGGGTCGCAGTGATCACTAAGCCTGCACCGTTCAGCGATACGCTAAGTTGTCGGTGACACCGTTCGCATCCTTAATCGAGGAAGTAATCGTCGCACCGATAAGGTTAGCGAGGCCGCCAGCCGCAGGGGTGTAAGTCACCGTAGCAGAGAAAGACGAACCGCGCTTAAATGTGAAGTCGGACATGGCTTAGAATTATAAGATGCGAGCTGAGAGAACGCAGGGCAGTAAGCCGTATGTCTCCGATGGAGCACTCGTATTAGAAAACTCAACGTAAGAGCCAACCGAAGTCGCTGTGCCGAGTAATGTATTGATATCGTTTACAGGGTTAGGGCTTCCGGTTAAATCGACCGAGAATGAGATGCCAGGGAATGAGGTAAGGAATGTATTAAATGACAGCGTGCCACCTGCGGTCTGTAAGTTGTAAGTTACCGTCGAGTTAATTGCCGTAATCGTGAGATAGCCAACCGTGTCACCTTGCTGAGTTAAAGTAGCCTTAGCACCCGACCAGCCAGCCTGTGCGTTAATTGCCGTGATGATGGCATCCTGAATGTCCGAAGAAGTGAATGGGAATTGAATTGGGGCAGTTGTGAAACTTAGCGACGGTGTGCTGCCACTGTATGAAATCGTAAACGTGCCATAAACAGGCTTATCGTTAATGCTGAAATTAATCTTACCGGATGCAGCCGAAGTTACCGTCATGCTCGGGCTAGTAAGCGCTGATCCGTAAACAGTATAAAAGCCAGCCGAGCCAGGAGTACCTAAGATAAGTGCCGTTTGTGCTGCGTCCGCTGCGGGCAAGTTCTCCATTGGGAAAGCAGCCGAGCCTGTGGTCTTAACTAAAAAGAGGTTAATCTTAAGCTTACTATTCTCAAAGAAGTTGAGAGGCTCAGCAAATGCAAGGTCGTTAAAGTCGCGATAAGCAACGTTACGATATGGGTCTAAGAATAGGTCAAAAGTAAGTGCCATGGCTTCTATCTATGCGAAAGCGTCAAACGGTGTAGTTAAAGGTATAGCCTGAAGGAGCACCTGTGCCGCCTGTGACGTACCAAGAGGATGCCCAGCCGTCGTCGACGCAAGGGCCTGTGCTGACAAATGGCCCTGTTGTGCTTATGTAGGACTCTGCCGTCTCGGTTAGATCGACGTCTCCGGTATGGTACTGCGTGAGCTTCTTGGTCGTGGAGTCGTACAGAGCAATCAGCTTAACGGATAGACCTAGCCTGTCCCACAAAGAGGAAAACTTGCCGAATGTTGGTATTGGCCCTGTATTACCTGATGCAGTCACAGGAGGCGTTCCGGGAACAGTTACAGAACACGGGGCTGTATATGTGCCTGTTTGAAAAACGTGTTTAATAGTTGGCACTGATCCCTCTCCATCAGTTGCACTTGTCGGGCCGTAACGGAAACACGAAGCAAATTGACTTGCACTGATGACAGCCAGCCGAGGCTTACCATATCCGGGAGAAGCGCGATATAAGACGACGATGCTGTCCTCCTCATCTTCTAATTGAAATTGATTAAGAGCAAGCGTGGCTGCTTTTGCATTATACCTTAATGCTTTGTAACAGTTGCACCCTTCGACCTTATAAAGTTTTGTGACTCCTAAAGTATTACCTCCTACACCGCCTCCCTCTCCACTAATAATTGAATTATCTCCCACCATTACATCACGGTTGCCCGATGAAACTATCATCAGCACATTATAGTTTAAGATTTTAACGAAGCCCGGCTCGACCTTCATCCAGCGCTTAGTTACTCCTGCCACTTTCTCCGTCAGTACAGTACACTCAAATTGAAGCGGTGCAGGTTTACGCGGAGGGTCGATGGTAAGCGAAGTCTGTCCGCTTACATTCTTAACCTTGTAACCAACTCCAGGGCGTAACATATTAGTTTGTCGGGCGTAGGTTTATATTCCCGCCCATCTTCTGATTTGTTTGGAAGTTGGTGTGCATATTAGTTGCCCAGCCGCCCGAGTTATTTGGAGTATCTTTAGATGGTATCGATTGGTCTCCGTAATAATAAATGTCTACGTCCCAGCCATTCACTGCAAATGTAATGTCGAATGAGACTTTAACCAGCGTGCCAAAAAACTCGAGCGAGATGCCTGTAAGTAGCAACTGAGGAAGGCCGCCAATCTTGGTAGAGAAGCCTGAGCCTGCCGTTGATGTCCAACTAGGCTTTAAGCCACTTAGATCGCCTAAGAGGTTCACGCCTTCCCAAAAGCCTGTCCAACTTGTTTGCCCCATCGCACTGACGAGCTTGGAGGCCATGTACATATCAGTCGTATAAAGGCTTCCGGTAATTCCGAACCCTGCGTTTAGGTAAGACTTCACACCGTACTTGTCACCGTGGAGAGTACTGACCTCGGTGTGCTCCACAAACGCGTCGAATGAACCGTCAGCGTTAAACTTAGCACCGTTCAAGGGAGCATCAGGTGTGCCGCCAAGGTAGGTAGCAAAATTGGGATGCGTCTCAATAGGCTCAGTGGACATCGAACCACGTCCACTTACTTCTGCGTCGGTAACGTTCCCGACTGCGATACCACAGTACTGTGCCGAGAAGATTTGCAGGCCGTTGCTGTTAAGGGTCGAAGATACGTTGTGACAGATTAAGCGCTTATCTTTTGAAAATGCGTCACCGCGTTTAGGTACTGCGGATAAAGCCGAAGCACCGTCAGCTGAGACTTCGGACGTGCCATGGCTAATAGTGTAATCTGCTTTGCAGGTGAGTAAGCCGAAGCCGTCGTCCTCGATAGTCCATCCTGGCATTAAGACTGCCGTGGCGAGTTTGTTACCTTTAGTTATTCTAGCCATAAATTATTTACCGAATACGCTCTTAAATACGTTAGCACCTGTACGTAAGAGGTCGTTATTAGGATTGGTGAAATTAGTCGCGGAAGGAGTTGGCACTGTGCCGTCGGTGTTTCCGTTAGCATTGCCGGCCATCGTCGTCGTATTCTGTGCGATGACTGCGAGGTGATCCGTGGCGGTCTTGCCTGCGACCATGCCGGATGCCCTGTATGCTGAACCACCGATTTCTGCCATCGAGCTTACTGCCAACTTTCCTGCTTCTGCTGGCTTCTTGCCAGCGTTGATAAGGTCTAAGGCCATTTGTGCTGGGGTCTTGTTTTTAAGAGCCTCGGCAGTTGAAGGAGACATGGGGGCTTGTGCAGCCTTACCTACGTCGCCAGCAGTGATGCCCATTAAGTTTGCCGCTGATACTGCCGCTGTGATTTTTGCAGTCTCTGCTGCCTGTGCTAATTTATCATTCATTCTATCTAACTGATCTGCCTGTGCGTCAGTCATGATAGGAGCGGCTGCCATGTTAGCGCGTAACTCGTCGTAGTTAGATAAGAGCGGTATCATATCCATAGCAATTTTGTCACCGAATACCGCGGTCGCCATTTCGTATTTCTGTTGCTCATCAGTAAGCGAACTCATGGAGACAGCCATACGTTGTAAAATCTCATCGGCAGAAATGCCCTTGCTCTTAATCTCATCCATCGAGAAGCCGAGTGCCTGAAGTGCTTTAACTTTAGGGTCATTAGTCTTTCCTGACTCAGCCAAGTTGCCTGCATCTCTTACTAAGTTGCGTAAATCTTTATAGCCTTTGCCAAGTTGCTCGATTGATAGCCCGCTTTGGTCAGCTGCATATTTCATACGTTGAAACTGCTCAACGGTCATTCCGAGTCGCGCCGCTTCATCTTTAATATTTCCCATTTCTTTTGCTGCGTTAAACGTGGCAACGCCTAAAGCAGTTACGCCAGCAGTTACAGCAGTCCATTTAGCGGCAGACTTTCCAACGCTGTTTCCAAACTTCTCAGTTTCCTTGCTCACGTTCTTAAGCGTGCCTGTCGCCTTATCGTTTGCGACGACGTTAAACTCGATGTTACGTGCCATTGGTTGGGTTTCCTACCTTTGCCAACTCGTCAAGCAGGGCCTCATCTTCGCTTGAGAAAATCTCCATCGACGCTCCATCGCTCACGGAAAATCCTGCCGACATCCACACGGCCTGAGCCTCGGGCATATGCAATGCCTGCTCAAATGTAACGCCATGCTTAACTAAGTTTGTAATGATAGCGAGAGGCCATGGGATACCGTTATGCCGAGGCGACCCGCCCTGGTCACGTTCCGACTTCTCCCAAAATTGAGGCCACGTGCTAACCTTGATATGGTCATGCGCTAACTCAACTGCCGACGCGTACCGCTTGCCGGACATAAGACGTATAGCGTGGTAGTGATCGGATAGCGTGGGCTTAAGGCTACCCGACTCGCTACATACCTTGGCAAAAAGAATAATGTCCGCAGGCTTCATTATCCGGTCAGTGACGATAGGATGATTTAACGCGGTCAGCCAAAGCCGATGCTTTATGCACCATGGGTATAACTTATACCCGCATAGATGCGTACCTTTAGGGGTCAGAAATGCCTCAAGAAATCGCTTGTCCATAGTAAGGTATAGACCTAACCATTAAAACGTCTCTCAAGGCAAGCCAAGGGGCAAAGAAAAGGCCCTCCGTAGAGAGCCTAATCACCTTTCGCGTCAGCTAAGGATTTGTAGGGATAACTTATACCTTAGTAGGTAATTGCTTCGTACTCCGTTGCGGAGAGAGAAATTAACGTGAAGCCTTTATTTTGCCCACGATCTTCGATGCGGGTGATACAGCCTGTAAATGCAACTTCGTTACCAGCAAAAACAATCTTGTCGCCAATCGAAAGGACGAAGGTGGCAGCGGAAGTGAGTACGCCTTCGAGGCTCAATTCATTTGTGCGACCGTCGAGGCGGTGGGTGACAGTCTTACCTGTCTCGTCTTGGACTTTGTCATCCAGCTCGAAAGAGCGGGTAACGGTATAGGATTGAACGGTGATACCTGTTACAGTACCCGAAATACCATATACATACGCTGTTCCTTTTGTTACGGCTGCCATAGTGTTATACTAATGCGACTGCTGTAAAGACTCAGGCAGGGAGGACGATTAGGATAGAATAGTTAGACGTGGAAAGCAGACTTCGGTCGCCTTGGCTTTCTTCGGTGCTAGTATATATCACGTCGTAGCAAGTAGCATCGGCTTGGCTGGTGAAAATAGCCTTAACTGCTGGTATGTCCTGCAATGCTCCAAGCACCGCGGCAGTACGTGCCCGGTGTACGGTCAAGGCCGTGGCCTCGTCTGAGGAGGTAAAGACGGTGACGCTTAAAGTCGCGTTAAAGTTTCCCTGCCCTTCGGGTAGATCGGAGATGGGGTTAAGACTTGAGACACTGACCACGCAGAGCGGTAGCACAGTGACATCAGTTTCAATGCCGCGCTCAATGTTTACACCTGTCAGCTCGGTTTGAGCCTGTAGGTGGGCGACAAGTGCGCTCTCGATGATTTCAGCTGGTGATTTAGTTCCCATTTGTTTCGTTGTTAAATTGTTGGATACCTATTTCTAGGTACTTCTTCATCTTACCTTTTCGGTTAGCCGTTCTGTACGCAAGTGTCTTATCGAAAGTTTTTGCCGTTGTGCCGGCATTGTCAGCATTGCCTACCATGTTTACGATGTTGATTTTATAAACCTTAAGTTTCGCATCGGAGTCGTACACCGAAGGGAAGTTTAATTTCGCTACGCCAGGAGCTGAGTGCCTTTTAATGAAGGTTGGTAGACCCTTTAGGCCATAGGACTTTTCTATACCCATTGGGTATTTGTTAGTGCGGATGCGTACAGGGCCTATCTGCTTAATACAAGCCAGCCAACCGCTCTTAAGATAGCCAACGCGCTTCTGCGATTTGCGGATATAATTTATAATAGTCCGTTCGTCGGCAGTCCTATAACCTTCTAACGTATTAAAGAATGACGAGTCTTTGCTTCCGTTCCTTCTAATCCGGTGGTTAAACTTCTTCTTCATTTGTCCATGCCATGCCGCAAGGCTTCCACCGTCTAAGCGCTTATGCTGTTCGCCACGGCCTTGGAATATAGCCTTAAAGGATTGGTAGGCTTTGAGGTGATCCGGGTCTAGACGGATACGATTTAATTCCGTATTGTTTAACGTCTTTTGACCGCGGCCTGATGTTCTCCACTTAATGTAATCATCTACATTTGAGAAGTCTCCGGTCGCATCGACTAAAGACTCATCGACAGTTTTAACGATACGCAAAATGTCTAAGGCAACTGCACGCTCACCAAAGGCTACCGACGAGCGTTTATCTCCGTCGCCACCGTTGCCACTACTTGCATTGAACAATCCCTTTTTATTGCGTGCATTACGTTTGATAGATGCAGACATTGAGGGCGAGTGCTTCATTGCCGCACGCGCTGTGAGAGAAGCTTCCTCGCGTACTGCGTTCTCGATAAGTTGCCCTGTGAAATTAGCAAACTTACCTAAGTCTGCCATAAAGGTACGTATCTGACCTTTAGTCCTTTGTGTAGGATAAATAGACATTACCGCTCGTCCTCAGCTCGTACCTGCAATGTCACCCAAGCCGAGCCGGGCTTATAGGTCGAACCGATTACGCGATACTTGCGATTACCCTGCTCCGTAGCGACGAGCGTTTGCCCGATGGCAAGTGTACCAGGGATAAGACCCGATGCCAAGCCAGCCGCACAAGCAGTGCCGTAGGAAGTAGTCCACGAGGCCGAGGCCGCCACGATGCGAACCTCATGGTTTACCGTTTCCATAAAGCCACCAGCCTGCAATTCTTGGCTAAGTGTAGGTTGCCCAATTAGCACCTGCCACGAGGTCGTGCCCGCAACCGTTGTCCATGTCTGAGCAAGGTCGGCCATGTCTCCGACAATATCCTTAGCGTCTGCAATGAGGTCGGACGTATTCATCTAACTTTGCGTAAGTCGTAAAAACAAAAAGGCCTCCCGATTAAAGGAGGCCCGATTGAAGTCTATCTCAGACTGATTAGGCAGTCTTGATACGCTTTAGGCTTGCCGACGCTCACCGTGGCGTGATGCCTGTTGAGTTT